GGCCTCGTTGTCGTCAGCGGGTGCATGGCCACGGCGACGGGCGGCAGCGACCATGTCTTCCTTGCTCGCGTTGCCCTTCCCCGTGGCGTGCTTCTTGATCGTGCCGACCGGCACGCCCTGGTACGGGATCTGGTGGTGTTCGCACCATGCGGTCAGATGGGCCATGAAGCCGCCATATGCGTGAGCAGCATCGACACCGGCGTGCCGACGAACCTCTTCAAAGAACACCGCATTCAATCCATCAGCTGACTGCTTGATCTCCGTGATCCAACGCTTGAATCTCAGGTAGCGCATGCCGCCACCCTCAAAGCGCTGGGGCTTGAAGATCTCGGTGCCGCTGGTGATGTCGCCGTCACGACCAAGCAACGCCCAGCCGGTCAGGGTCCCAAGGTCCAAGGCCAAGATCGATGTACCGCCGACCGGGTGACCGACCCTTTCCAGGCCGCCAGACAAGCCTCCACGTAGGTCAGAGGGAACCGCTGTTCCCTCTCCTACGTAGTAGGAGGGGTAGTTTTCTCCAACTGGATTCGCCCAGAAAAGTGAGCAACCACGCGGGTTTGCGTCAGTTGGCAAGTTGGCAGCCTTGCCGACTGCCAACTGAGCTTGCATCCCGGCAAAGCCTTGTCCTGCAAGGGTTTGCAGTTGGAAGGGGTTTGCCAACTGGCGGCAGTTGGCAGCGTAGTGGGTGCAGTCGGCAACAGGTCTGCCAACTGCGAAACGAGCACTCATCATGGGGCCTCCGGATCGTTCAGTTCATCGTGGTACACCCACACGTCCGGGTTCTCGACGGGCATCGCCGCCCCGGAGTGCGGGCACTTGTAGTGGGTGGGGAGCACCGCGTGCTCACGCATCGGCAACTCGCCGGTGGCAGGGTCGGGATCGCCGTTGGGCGCGCGCAGGACCATGCCCTCGACGCAGAGGTAGCCAAACTTGGTGCGGCCGCTCGATGGCAGGCCATAGTCCGCCGCGTTGCGGAAATACTTGATGTATCCCTGGGTGGACAGCGCCGAGATCCGCTCGCGGATGGTGCGTTCGCCGCCGAGCCCCGCCTTGCCTTCGAATGCCTCGGCGAACTGATTGGCGGTGTAGCAGTGCCCGGCAGCAGCCTCGTCGAACAGGATCTGCAGGATGGCGTCCCGCTTGCGACGGCGCTCGGCATCCAGGCGTTCGCCATAGTCCTTCATCACGAGGCGATCATTGGCATCGACCTCCCGCCACTCGCCGCTGATCTTGTCGACGTGTTTGAGCGGAATACCGGCGCCGTTGCGCAGCTCGAAGATGAGCTGGCGTGTCGTGCGGGTCTCATCGGGCCGGAACAGCAGCATCCCGGTCGAGTAGTAGCCGCGCAGGCTTCCAGCCCCGGCCAACGCTTGGAACGGGTCCTCCTCGAACTGTTTCTTGCCCAGCTTCTTTGTGTGGTGAGCCAGGATCACCCCGGCGTCTGGATTGACCGCCTGACGAATCCGGTCAACGCGCTGCGAGAGGAAGAACAGCATGGCGCCGTTGTCGTTTTCGCCACCGGCGTCGCCACCATCGAACACATTGCGGATGGGATCGATGGCGATGATGTCCGGAGGCTCGCCACCAAACGCATTCGCAATGGCAGGAATCACCTGTGCGAGGCCAGCGTCGTCCAGCACGAGGCGCAGTTGAGGCGTGGCCACGAAGTTCACGCGGGCATCCAAGAGTCGGCTGGCCGGGATGCGCACCTCTTTGACCCGTTCACGCAGGTAGTGGTACTGCACCTCGGCCTGAAGGTAGAACACGCGCAAGGGTCGCGGCGGGTGCATGCCGAGAAAGGCGGCGCCAGCAGCCATGTGGGTCAGCCACGCCAGCAGAAAATCGCTCTTGCGAACCTTGGGCGCGCCGCCGAAGACCAGCATCCCTGCCGGCGTGAGCACGCGCGGCGAGATGAGATCGGGCGGCAGTGGCGAGTCGTCATCCAGCAACGCACCCAGCGTGAAGGTGGGCAGCATTGGCAATGCCGCCTTGACCACCCGGCGCTCGCCCTGCGCAATAAACTCAGCGCAATCGAATCCTTCGGCGGCAGCGTCGGCAGCGTCCCACTTGTCGGGTTTGTCGGATGGCGGCACCAGGATCGCCACGGAAGCACATCCTGCGACGACACAAGCGTGTGCCGCGTTCTCGGCGTAGTCCCAGCCTGGCGAGTCGCGATCGGGCCAGATCAGCACCGAGCGCCGAGCCAAGGGGCGCCAGTCGGTTTTGTCGATCGGCGCCTTCGCCCCGTTCATCGCGGTGGTCGCCGCGATTCCGCAGGCGATCAGCGCATCGGCGCATTTCTCGCCTTCGACCAAGACGACCTGCGTCGACTTGGTGATCGCAGGCAGGTTGTAGAGCGGTCGCGGATCAGGTGCCCGCCACATCCGAGCGCGCACGTCCCAAGGGCGGTACTCCTTGCCGGTCGGCGGGTCGTAGCGGTACACACAAGCGATCAGCTCGCCATCTGGGGTGAGGTAGTCCCATTTCGCGGTGTAGGGGCCCAGCTCATCGACGGCAACGGTGCGGACAGCGTTACGGGCCATTGGCTGCGCGGGGGGCGCGACACCCAGCCACTGGCGAAGTTCTGTTGCCAGCCTCGGAAAATCATGCCGAGCGGATAGGCCCTGGGAGCGCGCCCACAGGTCGATGACATCACCGCCCTCGTCAGTGGCGAAGTCCTTCCACAGACCGCGACGGGGACCCTCGAGCTCGACAACCAGGCTCTTGCCGGGCGAGCCGTCGATGTCACCGACATAGAACTTGCCGCCCCGGATGCGGCCTTCCGGGAACAGGTAGTGCAAGACTGCTTCCAGGCGATCCAGCAAGCCGGTGCGCAGTGCCTCCGTGCCACTGACGAGATCCTCACGCGGTTCGGCGGCATCGTTGAAGTCCAGCCACACGATGTTGTTGCTCATCATGTCGCCCTCCAGCAGCGGTCCTGCCAGGAGCAGAACTTGCACTCGAAATGAGTCGGTGTGGTCGCGTGGCGCGGCAACAGGTCGCCAGATTCGGATGCGGAGATCACCCGGACGGCCCGATCTGACATGCGCTGCGCCAGTCCACCGTCAAACGGCACCAGCTCGAACCAGATCTCCTGGGAGTCCTTGTTGATGGCGGTGAACAGCGCGCGGTTGCGAGAGATGCCCGGAACCGTGGCCTCCATGTAGGCCTGGTAGATCGCCATCTGCGCGGCGTAGACGGGCTTGGAACGAGCGACGCCGAGCTTGACCGTGTCGCGCCAGGACTTGTCGTTCATGGTCTTGCATTCCCACAGCGACGGGCACTGGAGCCCCAGCACACTGGGGGCGGCGTTGATCACGCCATCGACGTGGCCCTGGATTCGGCCGCCCGCCACCGAGAAGCCAAACTGGCCCCCGCTGGCCTTGCGCGTGTAAAGGTCGAAGCCAGCCAAACGCAACCAGCGAATGGCCACGTCTTCAAGGGCATGCCCAACTTCGAAGACACGCAGGATGCGACCAGGAATGTCCCGACCAGGATCAACCGGGGTCCTCAGGTACTCGTACTGGAGAGCCCGCTCACAGGCGACGCCGAGTCTCGACGCGCCGAGGTAGGTGCGTGGAGCTTGGCAGTCACGATCCTTGGCCAGTGCGGTATCGATCAGATCGCTGATTTGTTCATGGACTTTGGGTCGGTGGTTGAAATCCAGCATCAGAACGGCACCCCCTTCGGAGATGTCTGGCCCTGACGTGCCAGACGTTCCTCCAGGAAGGCACGGTCTTTTGCGGCCATGCGCTCGTGCTCCTCGATCATCTGATCCTGGTATGCCGTGACCACGACATCGATCAGGGTCAGCGCCTCCTCTCGGGTGTAGTCCGCCAGCGGGCGCTGCATACCGATGAAACCCACATACTCACCCAGCGGAGACAGGCACGCCCGCATCGCGGCCAGCTCCATGTCACTCGGGTCAATCATGCGAGCCTCCGTCTTCGTCATCAGCAGGCAGAACGCGTCCTGACAGCGGCGCGAACAGAACACCCACTTGTCCGAGTAGCGATTCGGGTCGCTCGGCTTGAGCCGAGGGTTGAACCAGCCGTACCCCTTGGCCTTGCGGTAGCAGATCGCGCATTTCAAGCGGCCTCCCGATAACTGTCATTGGCCGCGACGACCAGCCGCTGAATCGAGGACTTGTTGAACTGGAAGGCCAATAGGGCAGACGCCTGGTAGCGGGTCATGCCGAAGTCCGCACGCATCTGCTCAGGGATGTAGCGCAGCTGTTTGTCCGTGGGGGGCTCGTTCAGCCAGCGCCGGGTCTTGTAGGCGGAGTCGGCGGACTCGTGGTCGTTGAGCCAGTCGTCGGCCTTGGCCATGCAGACCGTGCGCTCGCCGACGGCCAGCAGGTGTGGCCTCAAATCCTTCCCGCCACCGACGGCGTGCCAGCGGCCATTGAGAAAGAAGATGCCGCCCCATGCGCTGAAGCCCGTGGCCATCAGTGCGTCGTCATGCCCGAACAGGTCGCACCAGCGGAAGTTGGAGCGCTTGAGCAGATCGATCTCGCTCATGACGAAGTCCGCCAGCACGCCCAGTTCCTG